ATGTATTTACCAGCTTGTCCATCTAGTATGTCCCAACGATGAACAGAAGGATAATAAGAAAAACAATTCCAGAGCTGTAGTTCATCAAGTCGTCTTGTGGGCACTCCGGATGCCTTAAATCCCGTTTGAATAAACGCGCTAATTGGTAGGCGATAAAATATTGCACCGTTTTCCATAATAGCGTGAAATAATATAGCACGACCTGTAAGAGCGCTAAGACCAAAGATAATACAGTCACTAACTTCTCCGTGACCTTTTTTAAGATCATACAAATACTCCTTTCTTATTTGTGCGTAAGTTGGTGGTATGTTTGCGTTTAAATAAGCCATAATTTATCCTCATTTAATTGTACCCCAATTTGGTCCAGATTCATAGTCCACCTTGTTCGGTACTTCTAATTTAATTGCAGTCTCCATAATGTTTTTTATTTTAACAGCTTGGTCCTCATTCTGTATTGAAAAACAAAGTTCATCATGAATTTGTATATGTGGTATGATACCTGCTTCGTATAACTTAACCATTGCCTTTTTTGTCATATCTGCTGCTGATCCTTGTATCAATCTGTTTAAAGCTTTGTATGTAAACGCTGGTCTATAGTGTTTATCAAAGTATTCAAGATTAGGATCTCCTGGTTGAGAGTTTTTGGTAAGCTCTGCAAGATATCTGTTTTCTGCTTCATCTTTTTTTAGAATAGGCACAGGGGACTTGACTATTTGTTTTACACCATCTACTTCTTTGTATTCGCTTATTTCAAATATGCCTTTCTCTGCGTTCCATTCTTTATTGATAGGTTCCCATTTATCAAATCTGCAAAACCTATCTTCTAATGTAAAAATATTTTTATTCTTTTCTGCAAAATCTTGTAGTCCTTGTGATAACTTTCTGACAAACGGTACCTGACTATGATATTTTTCAAATAATTCTTTTGCTTCATCGCTTTCTAATTCTAAAGATCTAGCTAATTTATTCTTGCCCATGCCATAAAATAACCCTAGGTTAATGGTTTTTGCCTGTTTCCTGGTGATTTTAGCCATTCTGGCTACGATTTTGTGAAAATCGGTGCTTGGGTCCTCATTATATTCTTCGGCCATCTCCTCGGCTCCATGAAAGCCATTCTTTAAAGCATAGTGTACAACCAGTCTAGGCTCCTGTTGTGAGTAGTCAAATGATCCCCACTTGTGCCCTTCTTCTGGTAAAAACAATTCTCTTATCTTACTACCTAATTCACTTCGTGCTGGAATCTGTTGTAGGTTAGGATTACGCATAGAAAATCTACCGGTGACTGTTCCACCTTGGTCTGATCTTATTTGATTTATGTCTGCGTGTATTCTGCCTTTGTGTATAAATTTTAAAATACCGGTTACAAAAGTGTTAAATAGTTTATCTAACTGTCTGGCTTTTGCAATCATTTTTAAATACTTATTTGTATGTGATTCTAAATATAATTTTGTTATACTAGCCCGTCCTGTTTTAGGCGTAACTTTATAATCTGTAATCTTTTGATGATCTAATAAGGGTTGAATAGAATCAGCAGCCCAGACATCTATATCAAGATTAGTTTCTTTTTTAATTGTTTTTAATATTTCAGCTTGCTCTTTTTTAAGAGTGTCTCCAAATGTTTTTGCTTTTTCTTCATCAACTCTTACTCCTAAGAATCTCATCTCAACAAGACACGGAAACAATCTTGTTTCTATATCAAATATATTTTCTAAAGTTTTTTTACTTTTTGATTCTGTTCCTATTGGAGTTTTAATTATTTTTTTAAATTTATTCCAAAGTCGTAATGTAAGTGACACGTCTTGTTCTGCATACTCTGCAACTAAATCATACGGTAGTTTATGCATGTTAGTCATTGGATCAGATATACCGTGTAATTCTTTTGCTTTATCTGTAAGATCGTATTTGTATTTGTTGTCACCTAAATAATCTTTTGCTAAAGAGTCTAAAGTATACTTTGGTCTATTTTCATCAATAATAGATGCTGCAATCATCGTGTCATACACGGGTCCTTTTAACATCATACCTGTAGCTGCACGTATCCAACAAACGTCATACATGGCATTATGAAATACTTTTGTTACATTTTCGTTTTGAAAAATTGTTTTGTTTAATTTTTTCCAAACTCTATTTTTTCCGTGATTGTTTCCTTTGTGTGCTATTGGATAATATAATTTTACATCGTTAAATGCTACAGCTATACCACATACTTTACCTTTACCTACTATGGCCCCTGATCCGTGAGTCTTGAGGTCTGGATCGTGTGTCTCTAAGTCGACAGCAACAACATCATTATTTTTTACTGCATCTAATTCTTCTAGTTCTGGTATCACTTATAATCCCTCTCAATGATCATTTCTATAAAATGTATTGCTTTCAATAAATCTTCTTTACCATTTTTATCTTGATGTCTAATGATGTACTTAATAGCACATCCTTCTGGATATAGCAATTTATTCTCTACTACAAACTTGCTTGGCTGTATAACATACTTTTGATAGTGACTTCCGCCGTGTTGCTTGTCCCATACTTTACTCATTACATGTCCTCCTTTCCTGCAAAAGTTAAGTTAGTTGTGCTTTTTAATAACCATAAAGTTTTTCTTGCACGTGAACATGCAACAAACTTCATTCTCTTTTTTGAAAACGGATTTTCTTGTCTTGTTAATTTAAAATCAAACACTACGTTATCAAATTCTTTACCTTTAATTGTGTGTATGTTTTCTAAAAACACTCTTTTCTTCTCTAAGTCTCTGTTGTGATTGACAATTTCTCTAATATAATTTTTCATTTGAATTGTTGAAACTTTACTAATTTTTTGAAAGTCATCTATATTTTTTATGCCAGGGACGACAAACCCTTTGTCGACTAACCACTTAATATCGTAACTACCACTTTCTGCAGCTTCTAACTGTTCAATTGTTTTTAACTGATACTGTGGGTGCATACCTTTAAACATTGCTTTAATCTTAGTTAAAGATTTGTATTCGCCTTTTGAAAAACTTAAGAATTCTCTTTGATTTTTTACTTCATTAGTTGGATACTTAAATTTAAATTTACTTTTTTCTTTGTTAGGTATTGCAATTGGCATACCTATCTCCATTAAATAGTTTATCATTTCCCTAGGTTCTCCACCTCTGTATGTAAATATAAAATCTTCAGTGGTGTTTTGTATTCTATTTTTAAGCTCAGACGCAAAAGGGTCTTGCGTCAAACTAGATAAATTAAATATTTCACCCTCTACAATTTGACCATTTTCTTCTCTTGGTTTCCAAACTCTTTCGTATTCATATGTGTTCCAAATATCTTGAATAATTTTTTTACAATACTCATTAATAACTCTAGGACATCTATAACCTTGTTTTAGTTCTATCTCCGGATTTGCAAACTCTCTGTGAAACGAATCAGGATCGGCTCCTGCAAACTCAAATATAGCCTGGTCTGGATCTCCTGCTTTGTAAAAATAATCTACGTTTTCTGACATTACTTCTTCAGCTTTTCTCTGTATAACACTAGAATCTTGTGCTTCATCAACTATTAATATTTTTATATCTTTACATAATTTTATTGACTCTTCTTTGTTATTATAAAAATCTTCTACCATATCTTGAAAGTCAATTATCTTTGTAGTTCTTCCATTTATTTTTTCATTAGTTTTAAATTTAATATAGTATTCTTGCATTTTAATTAGTTCTTCAGCAGTGTATTGATAGTCCTCTTTTTCTTCAAACGTTAAACTTCTGTAATAGTCTAATACTTCTTGACCATTATCTTTTGCAAAACTTATAAATCTAAAAAAAGGATGTATTGCAAACAAACCTTGTATGCTGTTAAATTTTTTATTTGATGTATATTTATCAAACATTGGATACAAAGTTTTTAAAATATCATAGTCTTCAATTAAAAAAGCTTTTCCTTTTACACGATTCTTACAAAACTTATGAACTGTAGTTACATTCTCTTCTAAGGATGCTTTTGACTGTTTTACTAAATGAAAGATCTCATGACCTGTTTTCTTTTGAAAGTCATCAATACTTTCATCCTTATATATTTTATCTCTAATATGATCTGCTGCTGTATTTGTGTGAGATATAACAATCATATCTGTCGGAGAGTAATTTTCTACTAGATGTTTGTAGTATATTTCGACTAGCTTAGTTGTCTTACCTGTACCTGGCGGTCCTGCTATTCTAATTTTTTTCATGCTCTATCTTTTTTGTGTCGTCTCCTAATACTGAATACTGTTCTGTATCAGAAATAAAATGCCATGTTGGACATGACACTTCTTTTTTAGTTACGTCGTTGTATACCTTCCCATTTAATTTTTTAGCTTTCATAATATGTTTAAGATTAAAACATATTTTTTTCACTGATGTGTTATCTTTTTGAGATCTAAAATATTCGACTAATCTATTTAATCTAAAATGTAGATCGTGAGTTTTTTGATCTACGTAACATCCTCCATCTAATAGTGCATCTTGACCAAAAGAAACTGTAGCTTTTCTAATAAAAGAATAAACCATTATCTTAAATTCGTTGTCATCACTCGCTTCTTCGTCTGCTTCTTCATAGACTCTTTTTTCTAATCTTGCATATTGAAAGACATGAAAATCTCC